AGCTGCGTGTGCTGCTGCATCTGCTTCGCGTTGTGCCACTTCTTCATCGGTTAGTTCTATCTCAAGAACCTCACCTGTAGTGCAGTTCACTTCGATGCGTGTTGGATTTGCCATTATTGCTCCTTATGATTTAGAAATGCCGTATAGATAAAATGATGAGCCTGAAACAAAGTTAGAACCACCTGTAACACTGTCTAATTCAATGCTTGTAATTGCTGCTGTGTCAATAACTTGAAGCGCAGACCAAAAACCATAATTGAACGCCGAAGCGTCGTATTCCATGCCGCCAATAGTAGAAACCTGCTTTTTTACTCCAGCAACTGAATAGTTTGGAATGTAAATTTCAGAATTTGAAAAAGTGTTAGATGTAGAACCGCCATCATTTATGTAACCAACGGCAGCCGTTGTAGAAGCTGAATCCATTGATGAAGTTAATGTGTATGAATAATTGGTATAAATGTAAGTGACAGACATTGACAAAGCAGAAGAATTTAATCTAATAACACTAACACCGCCACCAGCGCCGCCATCTAAGCGACCTGTAAATCTTACAACCAAATCTGTGTAAGTGCTAGGAATTGCAGTAAAAGTATAAGAAGCAGCAGATGATGTAAGAGTGTCGCTTTTAATTAAAGTGTAGGTTGAACTAGGCATTTTTTATCCCATACAAAGTAACGGTTGTACCAATTCCAAAAGGCCAGTTTCCTGCCCTTAAGTACAATGAATTGATTACGGCTGTTGATGACCATAAACCTACAACTGCATAAACTTGACCTGTTCCATTTAGGTCATTTGCTTCACTCCAAAGTAATGTTTTATTTGTTGAACCAGCATAAGAAAAGAAATCTAATGTGCTAACCGCTGGCACTGTACTAGTTGCTCCGTAATAACCTAATGGTGCAAATTCAGTAACACTTGTTTGTCTACTAGATTGTGCAGCACTTCCTATACCTCGCATGTAAGTATCTGAATAAATCCCACCAACATTGGAGTTACTGTTAATTCTTAAATTAAGATAAGTTTGTGAATTAGACGAAAAGTAATTTACAACTAATCTTAAATCTGTATAGGTGGCAGGGATAGAACTAAATGTAATCAATGTTGCTGTGCTCGCTAATGTTTGAGTCGCTATTGGCTCGTATGTGGCTGGCATGTTACCCCTTAATTCCGTAAAGTGAAATGGTGGTTCCAGAGGCGTAGGTCTGAGCAGAAAGAATTAAACAGTCTAAACGAGTAATTGCAGATGTATCTACTAATAATCCAGAACTTAACCAAACCTGACCACTACCATTTTCATCTATACCAGAAAAGCTGCGTATTACTTTATTCTTTGTGGTTGAGGCATAATCTTGTAAATCGCAAATGGCAACAAAAGGATTAGTTGGGTCAGCGCCATTATAGTATTCAGTTAGCCAACCAGTATCTTGATTTGCCCCAGCAAATGCACTTGAACCATCTCCTGCTAAAAAGTGAGTACGGTAAGTTGATGTGGATACATTGTTCATCCTTATGTAAATCGGCTGTCCACTGCCCGATGTTCTTACACTCATGCGTAATTGAAGATGCTTGTAGGTACTAGGAATACCACTAAAAGTAACTGTACTTGTACCGCTAGGTGTAGCCGTAGCGATAGACTCATAAGATCCACCTGCTGCGCCACCTGCGCCATCCATTATTCCTAGTGAGACTCCAAACATTATGCAACGCCACCGATTACATACCAAGTATCTGTGCCAGTTTTAATGCATGATGCGGCTTTGTATTGTGCAAGGGTAGGTGCTGCTGCAACTGCTCCAGCCGAAAGGATTGTAGTAGTGCCAGAGGTCACTGCGTTGATTGTGCAGATACCTGCGCCAATGTTGATCACATTTATCACAGTACCGATTGGAAAGGCTGTAGTGGCGTTTGTAGGGATGCTAATGGTACTTGCAGAGGCGTTGGACTGAGTGATCAGCTTGCTGTATTGGTCATTGGTCACGACTGTGTAGGTTGTGCCAGTCTGTGCGTTGAGTGTGTATGAAGGCAGATAGTTCATGTCTGCTGCTGTCAGTACATCGCCTGCTACGAATGGATAAGTCATTTATTCTCCTAGTATGCCAATACGGATGTGTCAAGGATACCGTATAATGTCGAGTCAAGGATGAAGCCATCCAAAACATTTTCCTGTGTTGTTAGAGTAGTTCGCCATGTGTTAGGCGTAATGCTGTGTGCTATGCCTTGACATTGGAGAGTCTTGACAATAGTAGTACCTGCCACATTCACATTGGTGATCTGCATAGGGTCAAAGTAATCAAGATCCAGTGCAGCTGTAACCCCTGCCCCATAGCCTAGAGTTACTAGATCAAGGGTAATAGTCTCAATTCTAAGCTCTGTTTCCTTACGCGATGCCACGAAGTTAGAGGCAAGGTCTAAAGCCTCGGCATCTGTCTGCATGAGCATGTCATTGGCTGTAATGCTGTGCAGGAAGAACTTAGCAATAGAGTCTGCATCTGAGGCAGTCTGGGCTGTGCCGCCTATGCGTGTGACTGTAGCCTGATTTACGATTGTCTTATCATCTAGTGCAAAGGTAATGCCAGCATAAGGAATGTCGGATGATCCTGTGGCATTAGAAAAGACTGTAGGTGGCAGGGCAGGTGACTCATAAACAAAATCACGATCCTTAAATACTGCGTTGCCAGCCTTGTCAAAGTAGAAGGCTCCCTGCTCTGTAAAGGTAGCAGTTTCAATAGCTGCAAGGGCAGAGCGTGTAGTTGCTGGATCTGCTTGACAGAGAGTATTGCCAGTCATAATTGAACGAGAAGATGAAGGCCAGCCGATAGTGTCTAGGATCTTATCGATGCGTGTGCCAGTGCCTTGCCCTGCTGCTGATCCTGTGACGGTGGTCACATTGGAGTTAAACATCAATCTAAAGGCATCTGAGCAGATTAGATCGACATAGCCAATCTCTTGATCTTTCGGGTATTGATAAAGATACTCAGTAATGTAACCCTTGAAAATTGGATAGACAGTGCCTAGATAGTCTGCCTCAATAATAATAGAGCGTAGAGGTACGAGATTAGGATAATAAGGGCTGGAAGTATTCTGTGGATTCCAGTCACCGTTCTCATCTGTAATGCGAACTGTTGCTGATCCTGACTGATACTTATCCTGAAATAAGTTGCGCCCTTTGCGTGTATCGATCTTGGCCACTTGAGTAGATACATCGATGATGACAGTGCCGGGATCTGCAAGGATGGCAAAGTCAAGCTCTGAGGTATCTAGGATAAATGGATCACCGAATGATGCTCCACCAGTTAAGTTGATCTTAACGATCGGCGTTGCTGGTAATGCCATTAGTACACCGTGCTATAAGTTACTGGAGTACCTGAAGCCTGTTGTGCGTATAGCCCCTGTGTAATTGCTGCGACTAGATCGCGCTCTGTTGTGACTGAGCCAGTAACAGTTAGATTGACTATTGTGTCACCGCCAGCACTTGTCTGTTGGCTCATTGAGTTGTATCCGTACAAAGGAGTTGTAGGGATCAAGTTCATGTCAAACTGTCCACCACCGTAACCCATAGGGGATCTTTCGGTAGTTCCTGGCACAAGCTGTTGACTTAGTGAGTTGTATTTATACAAAGGCTCTGCTGGTGCTGCTCCCATAGGCAATGCAGTAGGTGGCTTGATGTTAGCTAATTTAGAAAGTTCTATAGCCATCTGCTTGAGAGTCTCTAGCCACATTGTAAATGGATTCTCAATGTCGTTAAGACCAATCATGTCAGTGCGAAGGGCTGCTAACTTCTGGGCATTGGCAACCATGCTGTTAGATAGACGAGCAGCGGCAGTAATGTTTTCTTCATTGATCGCTGCTTCTAAGTCGTAGATGTCCTTCTTAAGGGCAACACGGACTCGTTCTTCCTCTGTCAACTTGCCCTGTGCGGCAGCAGCTAACTGGATACCTTCTTCATCAAAGACTTTCTGGCCTTGAGCAAGGACTAGCGCAGCCTTGTCTAAAACTTCTTGCTTCTTCTTTTCAGCTGCTATCTGCTTTTGTGTTGCTGCAAGTTTCTTTGCAGTGGATAACTGAGTCTTGCTAAGTTTATCTGCCTTTGAGTCTATCTTAAGAATTTGCTCTTTAGCCTTATGCTCATTCTTGTTAAAGACGGTAACCTCTCGTCTTTCCCTGCCAGCGGCTCTAAGTATTTCAATGTAAGAACCGACAATAGGAATCATGCCTACATTAAAGTCACCTAATAAAGGTATGTTTTTTAGTTTTTGTGCTAACACTCCAACACCAACAATAACATCCTGTAAATAAATAGATGTGTTTCTCATGTTGTTAGCGAGGGTTTCCACAGTTGTATCTGTACTCAGTAGTTTAAGCGCATCAATGATGCCAGTACCTATGTTGGTTTGGACTTCTTTAGCAGTGTTAGCCAGCACCTGCATTTGTCCAGCATCGGTAAGTCTAAGGTTAGCGTTAAAATCTTTGTAAGTAGAGTTGAGGACTTTGACCAAAGCTGCTGCGCGCTCAGTCTCGGTTCCACTCTTAATTGTGTTCTTTGTAACTTCATCTAGCACAAAGCCAGTTCTAGTAAGAGATGCAAAGTTACCGTTGAGGGCTTGAGCTAAGCCGTTAGTCATAGACTTAAAGTCAGAGGCAGATGCAGTAGCACCCTTTTCAGCAGTTACATAATCTAGGATGGCTGGAGTTAAAGTCTTGATTGTAGAAATCTGTAGATCAAATGTTGCCAACTGAGATTGAGTCATCTTGATGTTTCCACCTGTGACAACACCAATACGCTCTAAGGCTGTGGCTTGCTCGTTAAGTACATCGATCTGAGACTGAGTAGCCCCAGTTGTGACTTTCAGGATGTTGTTAAGTCTTTCCTGCTCTGCCTGTGACTCTAGGGCAGCTTTAACAGATGCTTTACCATAAGCCACAACAGCAGCAGTACCAAAAGCAAAGCCTAAATTTCTGGCAAGGTTTTTGACACCTTTGTTAAGTTTCTCTGTTGCAGTCTCGGCTTGCTTAAATGCTTTCTTGCCAGTGAACTGCGTGGCTATGTCAATTCTTACATCTGCCATGATTACCCCTTCACCTTAGCGCGGGCATCAAGTTTTGCCGCTGAGGTTTCAATGGCTTTAATGACAGCTGCGTTAGTCTTGCCGCCGTCTTCTTTCCAAGCTCTAAAGATTGCGCGACCTCTCATTTTGCGAGAGGCGCGACCTGCTTGCCCTTCCTCACGCTTGTAAGCATCAACGATTCTGCCTGTGTTATTTAAGGCGTTAATAAATTGTTGTCCAGCGTTAGGGTTGTTACTGTTAGATTGATCTTTGTTTCCTGATCGAATAGTCTTTCCATAATTAGCATGAGAGCGTAATTTAACTTCATAAGCAGGAGCCTGTGGTCTGCCTTGAGGATTCTTTCGCCCAGCAGTCTCATACATAGAGCCAGCGGCAGATGCGTTGACGATGCGAGCTAGGGAGCGAAAACCTGATCTGTTTGGCGTAGATGGTGTTGTTCTATAACTAATACCACGCTTAGCATCAGATGATGACCATTGAAGTCTTTCCCATGATCCTTTACTCGGCATACCCCATCCAGATAACGGCGCTGTTGAAGGAATAAATCCTCTAGCCTTTGCAGTGATTGGCTTGAGTAATCCTGCAATTTCTTTCTGTGTTTCTTTAGCCAAGTCTGGAGCGAACTCTCTTAAAGCCTTGCGAAGTTCAATGGCGCCTTTTAACTCTGTTGCCATCTTTAATCTCCTTCGCTTCGTCAGTTAAGCCTTGAAGTAAAGCATCTAGCATTACTTTGTCCAACTCTAATAAATGTTGTGGCGCGATCCCTAACCTTATGCTTAGCCTAGCAATAAGATAGGTGAACGGGAGATCGCGCTTTAAGCTAAAGGGTCGGAGTCAAGCACCTCAACACTTTTCAGTGTCTCAATGAAGTCCATCCCAAATGGCTTAACAGTTTCACCTGACCTGCGTGTGACTTCCCATGCCAACCAATAGACATCGCTTTGCTTTTCCTCATCGCGGAAAGCCTTGTGGAAACCCTTTTTAGCGTACATCTCAAACGCGTACTCCACTGCTGGAGTAATCTCGCCTTCTAGTACGCTTCCATCTACACGAACGATCTTTAGTCTTGCCATGTTTAGCCCCTTTGTTTAATTGTTTAGAATGTGCCTGTTGTGGCTACTGCAACTGTTGAGTTTGCAGTAAATGTGATGCTCTGTGTGCCAATGTCTCCAACAGCACCGTTGATGTCTGTTGTGTTATTGACTAGCAAAGATACAGTGTATAGAGGGTTAGTTGCTGATACTGCTGTGTCTTTTTCCTGTAGGAATACAGCTGTTACTGTGGTTCCCCATGCAGCTTGTAGTGTTGCCAATACATTTGCTGATGCTGTGTCATTTAGGAAGTCGATAGTTACTGTTGATGACTCTAAGCCCTTTACGAACTTGTGAGATGAGTCACCCATTGCAGTTACTTCTAGTTCATCAAATACTCGGTTAATTGTTACTGCTGTGACATGGTCAGAAAGATCAACAGTGTTAATCTTCACGCCGACCTTGTTATTTAGAAATACAGCCATGAGATTATTCCTCGTCTTTCTTTGTAGGTGCTGGCTTAGGTGTTGCTGGTGCTACCTGCCCGATTTTCTTCAGGAAGGCTTGGTTCTCTTTTTCCCACTCGGACATTTTAACTCCAACTCGTAAGGATGTTTATTGACATCTCGCAGCTGAGTAGGTCACCCGAAGCAGCGTTGAGAATACTAGGTGCGCTTATTGCGCTTACATTATAGGTCAAAGATGAGGCAGCGAGCTTTGCAAACACGCCACAGACTGCATCTTCTATTCCGTTTAGGTTTCCCTCATTGTCAAACAAAGGCACAGTAATAATAATCTTGAAGTTAGCCATTGGGCTGATAGTGATGTGCTGGTTATTGCTAGGTGTCAAATAGGGATCATCTGGAGACACGATGACAGAGTTAGCAAGAACTGTGGCAGGCGGAAAGGCAAATGTCTGCCACTTAGCATTATCGACTAACGCTGTGGCTAATGTTGTGCGAAGGGTTGTGACTGCAACTGGCATTATCCCACCATCGATGTTGGTGATAGTGCGTGTGCGATCAATCCTCTGACCTTAGCGAGTAGCTGTGCGCTCATTCGGTAAGGTGAGGGCTGGAAATCGACTGCGTTAGAACCTGAAAGGGTAGCGGTTCTCGCTTGCCAGATTTCAACGCTGATCATTAGTGCAGCGTTTTGTACAGCTTTATCTTCTGCCCAGTCTTGATAAGTAGATGCTGTGACAGTAGCAAAAGGATTGAAAGGATGCTTAGTTGAATCTGTTACATGGTTTGTAGTTACAGTAATTAAGTAATCGCCAACGCCAGTAATTGTTTTATTGCCATTGAAGTGCGCCCCTGCGCCTGTGATGTTCACAGTTTGTCCAACATAGTAAATGTCTTGGACTGTAGTATCAAAGTACAAAGTGCCAACTGTTCCCTGATTAGAGTGAGAAACAGCAAAGTTAGTGTTAGCCCATAGCATAGGAAGTAGGACTGCATCTGTAGCGTCACACACTTCCTGCAAGGTTGCATCAGGGTACAGCGTACCGACACCGAGAGTACTACGGAGTTCAGCTACGGTTGTAAGTGCCATGATGATCCTTTCTAAAGACTCTCAGGGGTAGAGGGCAACTACCCCTGAGAGCGACTTAGTTACCTATTAGGTTAGGTTGAACTTGCGAACACCCTTACCTGACTTAGCCAAGTAGATTGCCAAGTATCCGTAAAGGTTTATTTCGATTTCGCCTGATGTTAGAACATTAACGCGAAGTTGTGTCTGTGGTGATTCCCAGCAGTACACAGATGATGGTGCAACCAAGAACGCTGAGTTATCAACGATTCCTGATGCTGCAATGTTGTGATCAACGATCAAGTCTGTTCCAAGAACATTTCCGCGAACAGATGAAGCGACTGCTGAACCTGATGCGTTCTGTGTTGGGCCTTGTGCTGAGTAAAGTGCGCGACCTGTTGTGTCAGCGTATCCTGTGATTGCTGCCCATTGGTCGGTGCTTGCAACGAGCTTGTTAGCGAAGTCTCCACCTGTACCCTTGTATGCTGCTGCGCCTTCTACAGAGATGAATGACTGCAATCCAGCTGCTGTTGCTGCTGTAGTTGCTGCTGCTGTTCCGTTAGCAATAAATGCTGCTAGAAGTGCTGAGTCTGTTGCCTTCTCGTATGCCTTGCGTAGTTCTACCATCATGAGTTCCATGAACGCAGGTGATGAACGATCAACTAGCTCGAATGATACGCGCTGTAATCCTGAGAACTTCTCAACTGTTACTGTGTCGTAAGCAGATGTCATGCCTGTCTCAGATGGTGCTGCGCCTTCGTTTGTGTCTGCAACTGTTGGTGCAACGTCAGCTGAAGATGCGTTTGTGTACAAGCGTGGCACTGTAAATGACATACCTGAATCAATCAGTGCTGCTCTCGTGGCTGCTTCAAATGCAGGGCGACCCGTAAATGTATCTGTGATAAATGTTTCTAGGTGACGTGGAAGTGTCAAACCTGTGTTTGTAGAAGTCGAATCATCTGCACTTCGTACAATACGGCGTGACTCGTCATCGCCTAGTGCTGCCTTCATGCTTGCTTCTAAGTATTGTGCAGATGTGATTGGTGCAATGCGCTCACGCACATGTGTAGTTGCTGTAACAACAGGGCGCGCAGCTTCAACCGCTGCTGCCTCTACTGGTGCTGCAACTGTCTCTGGAGTATTCTCCACAGCTGTCTCGCTTTCTGTTGGTTGGATTTCTTCTACTGCCTCTGGAGTATCCTCAGCAGCGACATCAATTACTTGAGCAGACTTAAAGGCTGGCTCTGTAACTAATGAAACTTCAAAAAGACGGGCGGCAGACACATGCATCACGCCAGCCTTCATCTTTGATTTAATAACTTCTACGCCTACAGATAGACCAGATTGCAATCCTTCTTCTGCAAGGATTAGTGCTTCTGTGCCTCTGTTGCTACGACTAATCTTGAAGCTTGCATAAACTCCCGTTTCATCTTGAGTAAAACTGGTTGCCTTTCCTAAAGGTTGCTTCATGTCGTGTTGGTTTAATAATTTGACAGTCTTAGGATCTTCTGGAAGTTGAATCGCATTACGCTCAAATAAAACTTTTCCAGCAGATGTGTTTCCTACTTCGCCTGTTCCTGCTGGAGCGATCTTGCCAGAGATTGTTCTTTCTTCAACATTGGCAGTGATCTCAGCAGAAAATGTAAGGATGTTAGTCATCGATTCCTTCACTTCCGTTAGGTGTTAAATCTTCCATCTCCATAGCCTGTTCAACTGTGATCAGACCGATAGAAATCATCTTCTCAAGCACTAGCAGTCTTTCCATTGGATCTACTTTAAGGAAAGATGAATCAACATCAAAGCGAACAGAGTTTCCTCTGGCTGTAATGTCATCCATGCTTAGTCTGTGAGAAATCGCATTTACATAAGGTGCAACACTAAATGAGAAAAATTGCTTGCGCTCATCTAACACATTTGCATAGGTCATTGAGTTATTCATCTCTGCTGATAATAGGTAGGCAGGGATGTTGCACAATCTGGCAATTTCCGTACTGAGGAATTGCTGGGCAGAATCGTACATCATGTCTTTAGGTGAGAATGATGTTGGTTGATACTCAAGTGTAGAAGTCAAGTAAGCAGTAGCACGATTTTGTCTTGCGTTCTTCCATGCAGCTAATAATCCAGCAACTTCTTTAGGATCTAGGTCAGCACCGTTATTGCGAAGCACTCCAGAAGGCATTGGAGTTTGTGCTGCTACAACTGCTGCTTTGCGTAGATCGATTGCAGCTCTAATTGTTTCTGATCCGCGTTCTAAGATACCTTCATCAAATGCTTGAAATGTAACGAGTGATCCTAAACCTGACATTGGTACTGCAACTGCATCTACAAAGTATTCTGTAATTGTCATGCCATAAAGGTCAGTGTTAAATGTTACCTTGACATTTGGAATCCATTGAAAGCGTGATGGTCGGCCATCTTCAGCATAAACTTCTGTTACTTGCCAGTAAGCCACGCCGTACATGAGCAAAGAATCTACAGTCCATGCCATTGTTACTGATCGCGGTTGGTTTAATGCTGGTTGATCAACCCAGACTGGGTTTCCCAATTCTTCACCTGTTGAATTGCGATAAAGATTCATTGGAAGATCGGCAACTACAGATGAAAGCAAGTTTCTGCATCGAGCTATCGAAGGTACAGACATCGCCTCGTTGCGTTGAACGCGTGGTAGGATGTAGTTATACAGCGAGTTAAGATTTTCGCCCATAATGCTTGGCGCGTATTGAGCCAGAAGCGAGTTAGTTTTCTTTGGCGCTTCTGATCTACTAAAGATACCCATAGACATAAAGGGTACCATTTGTCAAGTAATTAGACAAACTCTGTCGGCGTGTCTAAGTATAAATCTGTGGCTTAGGTTGAGGGATCATTAACTTAGATACTACCATCGCAAGGCCAATAGGTGCAGAAATGTCTCCAGCCGACTTGCGTTTAATAATACGCCATGCCGAGTCGTTAACCTTAGCTGCGCAGTTATTCATCTGTTGGATTAACTCGGCCTGACCATTATGAACCACACGATGATTAACTAAGCCTTCTAATAAGTCACCACAGGCCTTGTAGAACTGCTGCCCACTGACATCCTCGCAGACGACACCACTATTCATTAAGCGATCGGCGATAGTCTGTGTAGCGTATTTATCAAAGCACACAACTCTAGGTTTGTAGATGTCAGCCCATCCTTTTATACTTGCAGCCATTTTTAATTCGTCAATAGCAACCTGAGAGCTGTAAGTCTCCAAGATTCCGATGCCAATCCGTCCATCTGGCAGAATTTGTCCTGCGACTAGTGAACCGTTGCGCCGAGACGGACTGACATCGAAACCGAATACAGTATAAGCCCCAGCAGTCATTTCTAGTGTGCTATCCGATGTTTCTTCTAACACGCCATGAGGCCACGGACTTGAAAGGCTGTCAATCCACTGGCATAGGGTTTCAGTGCGTGTATTTTCAATAGGCGATGTTGCAATCGCTTCTTCTAAGGCTTCTTCTGTAATTGTGTAACCTAATGATGGATTAGCCATTGCCCATGCATCGCGATCATCGATCTTGCAATACTGTGGCGCAGAATACTCATAGAATCCGAAAGACTTAGGCGGATACGAGATTGCTCGCTCTCTTAGATCATTTAACACTGTGCTAAAGGCATCTCCAGCGTTAGAACACAGCAGAGTATGTGAATTTGCGTGGGCTCTGGTCACGGGAGTCGCAGCTCGAAACCCCTCTTCGCTAATCTCTCGAACTTCATCGATAAATAGCAATCCGTTGACAGATCGACCACGAGAACCGTCTCTGGTAGCTGCTACAACATCTAATCGTGTGCCGTTGAGCATCTCAATAGACTCAGTGCCGTTTGCATAGCGTATCTGCTTAACAAAGCCCTTTAAATGATCATTATTTTCTAGGATGTCTGTGACTTGTCTGAATGTATCCAGAGCCATACTTCTATTAGATGACATGATCAATACATTGGTTTCCCACTTGATTAAGTGAGCCAGAATCAACATACGCGCTAAATGAGTCTTACCATTCTGCCGAGCAATCAAAAGTAGATTTGTCTTGCGAATCCACTTGCCCTTACTGTCGATGGTAAGCATGTCCTTCAACACATGTTCCTGCCACGGGAGCAAAGGCATCTTAATAATCTCACAGAGCTGCTTTACATCATCGAGTTTGTTTTTACCCTTGAGAGGCACACTCTGAAGCCTCGGTTTCGTTGCCCCTCGTAGCGCCTGTTTCTTTTTGGTCGCAGTTGTCATTGACTCGGATTAGGTCGGAGCTTAAAAGGACTGTCCAGCATCGTCTCGGACTGTTTTGGAGAGAGG